AGGTATCTATGAAGGACGATGATCAAGATACACTTCGTTCTTTTGTTGACTACATAGACAACTCTAATGATTACATTCTTAGCGAGTGGAAGAAGTTAAACAAGCCTGATGTAGCTATCTCACCTGATGTGCTTGATGCTATCGTACAAGTAGAGGAGGCTCCATACTAATATGGATATGAACCATGCTGCTGAACTTCCTATTAAGAAGTTGATGCGGGATGCTACTCTAGGCAAGTCCAGTATGTCGGAGGCAATCATTGATAAGGTTGCCTCTGATGTCAAAGAAGGCTTAGACAAGCAGTTCAACGGGGGTCCACGTGATAAGTTCAAACTTAGAATGTCAAACATTGGACGCCCTATATGTCAACTCTGGTTTGAAAAGAACATGCCAGCATTTAAAGAGCCAATGCCAGATCAGTTCATGATGAACATGATGCTAGGTGATATAGTTGAGGCGGTATTCAAAGGTATACTGCGTACAGCAGGTGTCAAGTTTAAAGACAACGATGTTGTGAACTTAGACTTAGGGGGTGGCAGACGCCCAATCAGAGGGGAGTATGACTTAGTTATGGAAGGCAGAGTAGATGACATCAAGTCTGCATCTGATTACTCCTACACTAAAAAGTTTGTTGACCTTGAGACACTACAGGCTAGTGATCCTTTCGGCTACGTAGCACAGCTTGTAGGCTACGCTACAGCAGCAGGTAAGAAGGTTGGGGGCTGGTGGGTAGTCAATAAAGCTAACGGTCATCACAAGTACGTCTCAGCCAAGAACGTAGACGTTGATGTAGTCTTAGATCAAATGCGTGATACCTATGACTACCTAGAAAACGATGAGCCACTTGAGCGTCAGTACACAGATGTTCCAGAGACTTACCGTAAGAAAGAGTCAGGTAATAGGATTCTATGCAGAGAGTGTAGCTTCTGCTCATTCAAGAAAGCTTGTTGGCCTGACTATCAAGAGTTGCCATCAAGAGTCTATCAAGGTAAACTAACCGCACCTATGGTGCACTACACTAAACTGAAAGAGGAAAATGTAAATGGCTAAAGTAACACTAAACGATATTGAATACGACTCAGAAGACTTTAACGAAGCACAGCTTTCTTTGTTAACAGAGATACAATATAGCGCAACAATGAAGCGACAGCTAGAGTTTCAATTAGCTAGTATGTCTAACATGGGTATTCTTTTAGTAGACAAACTTAAACAGGCACTAGAAGATGAGACTATCCCAGAAGAAGAGGATGCCTAAACCTAAAAGGCAACACCTTAAAGCCAAGTACAGGAGTGGTCTTGAAAAACAGACTGCTCTTGTTTTGTCTGAGTGCCAGAAAAAAGTAAGGTATGAGTTAGTCAAAATAGAATGGGAGGACTTACGCTATCGCACTTACACGCCTGACTTCCAGTTAGACAATGGTATCTTTATTGAAACCAAAGGTATCTTTGACAGTGAAGATAGGCACAAGCATATACAAGTAAGGAAGCAGCACCCTGAGTTAGACATAAGGTTTGTCTTTAGTAACTCCAAGGGCAAGCTATACAAAGGCTCCAAGACTACCTATGGCGATTGGTGCGAGAAGAATGACTTCCTGTATGCTCATAGGTTGATACCAAATGAATGGTTGACATTGCCGGGTTCGTGTGTTACGGACAAGGTTGTTACTCTCAAAACAAAAAGGAAAGATTAATGTCTCACAAGTTAGGCATAGAGGAAGTAGCTATACTAATAAAACCTTTAGGGGAGGGACGTATAGAGACTTGTATTTATAAGTCAGATGAAAACACAATGGATGATGAAGACTTAGACGTAGCACTAAATGTTGCACTAACTATGAACGCTCTGTTTGAACTAGCTATGGATGAAGAGTCTGATTTAATAACAGAGTTAAGGGACAAAGTACAAGACAAGATAGATGAGATAATTGAGGGAGACTATGATGATGAGCTAGATGTAGCCCCTAGCTACACCTCAGAGGGTAACATACTAAAGATAAATAAGTTCACTAAAACAAAGGGCAGTTGTTGATATGGCTAAGTGGAAAGAACAAGGTGTTGCTTCTATAGTAGATGTAGTAGATCACCCACCACACTATAACAAAGCTAGTATTGAATGTATTGATGCTATGAAGGCTATGTCAGAAGGCTCTTATGTGAACCCTCATGAGTCCTACTGTTGGCAAAACTGTTTCAAGTATCTATGGCGTTGGCCTTACAAGAATGGACTAGAAGACTTGAAGAAGGCACGGTGGTACTTAGACCGTCTAATCAAAGAGGTAGAAGAAGATGGCAAAGACTAGAAAGTTTAGTGCTACATTTGTTGTTGAAGTAGATGAAGAAAACAACATACTTTCTTCTCATGATGTACATCACAATGAAGACATCAGGGACTTACTTGAGAACTTAGTCTTTGATATAGATGACGTTACCATATATAACATTAACGTGAGGGAACACGGATGATAACACAGGATGACATAGATGCTTTCGCTGATATTGATGACACGCCTCTCGATATGGTTAGAGAGTTTACTTATTCAATGGGGCAACCGTTAGATGAGAAGCACGGTTACAATCGTAAGCTTGAAGACTTGCGCTGGGCCTTACTAAAGGAAGAGTTCTCAGAGGTACGTGATGCAGAAACACCTGTCGATCTTTTAAAAGAACTTGCCGATTTAGTCTACGTTACGTATGGATACGCTGCTACCTACGGGTGGAACTTAGATGAGGCTGTGCGCCGTGTACACAAGTCAAACATGTCTAAGCTAGGCGTTGATGGTAGGCCTCTTAAACGGCCTGATGGTAAAGTACTTAAAGGGCCAAACTATAAAAAGCCTAACCTATCTGATCTTGTATAAAAGGAAGAATGATGAAAAACAATTATCTACCAAGTGACTACCAGACCTTCATTGCAACCAGTCGCTATGCACGTTGGCTTGAAGAAGAAGGACGTAGAGAAACATGGGGTGAAACTGTAGAGCGTTATCTGCAGAACATCGCTAAGACATGGCTCAAGCCTGTTGACCTAGATGAAATGCGTGATGCTATACTGAGCCTTGAGGTTATGCCTAGTATGCGTTCACTAATGACAGCAGGTAAGGCAGCAGACAGGGACAACACCTGTATGTACAACTGTAGCTATCTACCCGTAGATGATCCTAAGTCTTTCGATGAGGCTATGTTCATCTTGCTTTGCGGTACGGGGGTTGGTTTCAGTGTTGAGCGTCAGTTCATTGCTAAACTCCCTGATGTTCCTACTCTTTTCCAAAGCGAAACTACTGTTGTCATCAAGGACAGCAAGGAAGGGTGGGCTAAAGGGTTGAGACAAGTGTTGGCACTCCTATGGGCTGGTGAGATTCCTAAGTGGGATGTATCTAAAGTCAGACCTGCAGGGGCTAGACTAAAAACTTTCGGTGGTAGGGCATCAGGCCCAGCACCATTGATTGATCTGTTTAACTTTGCTGTTACTACATTTCGACAGGCACAAGGGCGTAAGCTATCTAGCCTAGAGTGTCACGATCTTATGTGTAAGATTGGTGAGGTAGTAGTGGTAGGTGGTGTACGCCGTAGTGCTATGATCAGCCTGTCTAACCTGTCAGATGACCGTATGCGTCATGCCAAGTCAGGTAACTGGTGGGAGAACGCAGGACATAGAGCCTTAGCTAACAACTCTGTGTCTTACTCAGAGAAGCCTGACAGCATGGCGTTCATGCGTGAGTGGACAGCCCTAATGGAGAGTGGGAGTGGGGAGCGTGGTATATTTAATAGAGAAGCTTCGATTAAACAAGCAGCAAAAAATGGAAGACGCGAGACTTGCTATGAGTTTGGAACCAACCCGTGTTCGGAGATTATTTTACGCCCTAACCAATTCTGTAATCTTACAGAGGTTGTCATCAGGGCTACGGATAGTCTGGAAGACCTTACAAGAAAAGTCCGTCTTGCAACTGTACTTGGAACAATACAATCCACCTTCACCCACTTTCCATACTTGCGTAAGGTGTGGCACACCAACACAGCAGCAGAAAGATTGCTCGGTGTGTCACTCACGGGGATAATGGATAACAAACTGATGACCCTAGAGAACAAAGGGTTGTCCGAAACATTGGAGCATCTTAAAAATGTGGCTGTTTCTACTAACGCTGAGTGGGCTGACCGTCTTGGTGTCCCTCATAGCACTGCTATTACTTGCGTCAAGCCCAGTGGAACAGTTTCCCAACTGGTTGATTCGGCTTCTGGAATACATGCTCGTCATAGTCCCTATTATATCCGTACTGTGCGTGGAGATAATAAAGACCCATTGACGGAGTTTATGAAGTCACAGGGCATACCTAATGAGCCTGACGTTATGAAGCCTGAAGCTACCACAGTGTTCAGCTTCCCAATGCAGTCACCCTTGGGTGCAGTGTGTACGGCAGACATGACAGCCATTGAACAGCTAGACATGTGGCTCATGTACCAGCGTCATTGGTGTGAGCATAAGCCTAGCGTCACGATCAATGTCAAGGCAGATGAGTGGCTAGAGGTAGGGGCATTTGTGTACAAACACTTTGATGAAATGTCAGGTGTGTCGTTCTTACCCTTCAATGAACACACGTATCAGCAGGCACCGTATCAAGAGTGTACACAAGAAGAGTTCTATGACATGGTTGATAACTCACCTACTAAGATTGATTGGACTAAACTAGCAGAGCTAGAACATGCAGACAACACTAGCGGTATGCAGACTATGGCTTGCACTGGTGATGTATGTGAGATGGTAGATATAACCTAGAAAGGAGTACATATATGATATGGGTATATATAGTAGCTATGACTATGACTTCACCAGTTACCGAAAATAATACTTTTATTGTACACGCACCGAACATGGCCTTTAAGAACGAGAAAGACTGCCAGCAATGGCGAGAGATAGATATGCTAAGACTGTTCAACACAAGGCCAGATGCTAACGCTAAGGCAGTAAGCATGTGTATCTCTTTACCCTTTAACATAGATAAAGGAGCATAATATAACTTGACAACCTTTCCGATAAGCTCTACAGTGTTGCTATAAAGACACACACAAGAAAGGTAGCCCTGTGAACTTAGAAGAGGAAGCACTAAACTACAGTAAAGGTAATAGGCAAATCTTTGTTGAAGACTTAACAAAGCTATGTGAGGGACTAGATAATTTTATAGTTAAACACATAGAGCCTAGCCCAGAGCGTAAGCACGTTATGCAGAGCGTTAGGGATGTTTATTTATGGGCTAGGTACTGCTCGGAGTTACATGGCGTAAAGTAAATGTTTCACGTGAAACAAAGTAAGAGGGGCAGTCGTTATGACCGCCCCTTTTTTTGTATTCTATGTAGCGTACTTGACTTCTAGTCGTTGTCTTCTCTTGTTTGTATCTAGTTCATACTTAAGAAAGTTTAACTGGTTCTCATCTAAGTCTGTAACATCTCCCTCTACACCCATCTCTTGCAAGGCATCTCTTATTTCTTTATCTGAGTAGCCACCATTACGTT